TTGAAGGCATGGGCTCGACCGTTGCTAAACACGTTGTACAGGGTCTGCGCACCATGCTCGTCCATACCGGCATTCGCTGCCAGGCGTGCCAGGGTCTTGGCTTCGAGGCTGGTGACCACCTGGCGCTTCAGGTCGTACGGTGCTGCGATGTAGCTGCTGACAGCGGTAGAACGCTCGGCATCCGTATATACCCCGGACTCACGGAGCTGGGCATCCAGCTCGCGGTGCGAGTTGGGGTCCTTCAGGTCGAGCCAGCCGTTCGGCAGGACGTTCGACCATGAGGTTCCGACCTTGTTGAAGAACCGCAGAGGCCGTGCGAACAGGTGGTTGTACAGGATACTGCCACTTCCCGCATAGGAATACAGCGGGTTGGCCGCAGCCATAGCTGCGGACAGCGTGGGCGTGATCTTCGAGTTGAAGTACAACCCCTTCTGCAGACCGGCACCCTCAGCAGCGAGCTGGTTGCTGACAATGTGGGTCTGGTTCTCTACATCCTGCATCTTGTTGGTAGCGTCGGCAAGCTCCAGTGCGTACTGCTGACCCATCGGAGATGCAGGATCAGGAAGCTTGGCGATGTTCGAGTGGAGCAGGTTGATCTTCTGCTGTGCATTGAGGAGGTCATTGCCCAGCTGTGCGTTCTTGGCCTTCAGTCCATCGAGGTGGTTCTGGTCCCCGAGACCGGCCTTGATGACACCGTTGAGTTCGTCACGGTCCTTGGCCGCAGCCATCGAGGCTGCGATCGTGCCGGACATTGCACCCTGCTTGGCGAAGGGCTGCTTCACTACCCACTGGGCGAACTGGTCGTCGCCGATCTTGTCCTTCATGCCCTGGATATAGTCGCCGAACTTTGTGAAGTTCGAGCCCTCGATGTTGGATGCGAGGGCCTTCTTGCTGACCCTGGAGATGCTGTCGCCGAATCCGAAGCCCGCATCATTCCACACGGTAGCCAGATTCTTGACACCGGTGGGAGATACGCGGGTCACCTTGTTTACCGCACCGAGGGCCTTTGCGGTGATCGCACCCTTGAAGGTGGCGTTCTCAGTGGTGACGATCGGCTTCACATAGCCGACGTCCTTGATGTACTTCAAACCCTTGCCAGCGAGAGTCAGTGGGTCCAGATAGAAACCCGCTGCGGCATCCATGCCGCCGGAAACCCACTGCTGGATACCGTGGTTGAAATAGGCGGTCTTCTGGTCCGGGTGGTCCCAGATCAGAGTGCCGTCGGTGTTCTGCCCAATGAGCTGCTTCTTCTCCCAGGCATCATCAAAGAAGCCACGGGCATCGATATAGCCAGCCTGGCCAGGAGACACATGCTTGGCCAGATCCCACGACTGGGTCCAGGTGGAACCGGCGAACAGGGACTTGTTATTGACATCCTGTTCCTGCCCTGCAATCAGGGCGGTAGACAGAGGCCTGGACATGATATTACTCCAGACCCAGTACGCGCCAGAGCCGATAGCCTCCAGTGGATGCATGATCGCATCACCGAGGTTGGCCTGGTCGAGACCCTTGGTCTCGATCTGCTGCTGGATCTGCTTGTCGTAGGCGTTCTGCATCTGCTGGATCGCCTGCGGGGAGCCAGCGGTGAACGGGGCAACGCCAGGAGTCGGGTTAGGCTGGCCGACCAGGGTGGTCGGCAACTGGCTCCCCTGCGGCTGGACTGGCGTTCCCATAGTTAGTCTCCGGGGTTGTAAGGTGGCGTCTGGCTCTGGAACAGGCTGGACGCTATGGCACTGATAGCAGTGCGCGACATCGGGATACTCGACAGGTCATAGGCGACACGGGGAGTCTGATTGGCGACAAGTGCCAGGCTCCCGAGGTCGTCAGCCCACTGTCCAGGATGCTCGTAGGCGGAGGGCGCTTCAGACATTGGAGCTGCTCGCCTTGATCTGCCGGACGATGTTGCCCAGTGCCCAACTGGAGTTGGGCTGGTTGGACATGAACTGCAGGACTGGCAGGTAGGACTGCAGGGACTTCATATCCTGTCCGGACTGGTTGGGCAGCCCAAGGCTGGACATGTCGGGTCCAGGACCAGAATTGGCACCGGCAGTGACAGGCTCATTCGGTCGCTGACTCGGTGCCCCGATCGGAACCACCTGCGCCGCGAGTGGGTTTCCAGCAGGCTGAGCGGGTGCCTGGCCCGAGTCCGCAGCCATGGGAGCACCCTGCTGCTGCGACTGGTAGGCCTGCTGTTCTCCGTAGTCGGCATTGGGCAGATCCCTCGTCTTCTGTACATCTCCGATGTCAGTGCGCTTGGCGAATCCGCCAGGGCCTGACACCTGGTTAGCGGCCACTGATCATCCCTTCGAACTTGCGGTCGACATCACGCTGCATCTGGTGCTGCATTGTCATCATGGCCAGACCGCTGAGGGTCTGGGCTGCTGCGTCAGCAACACTGGAGGCGAAGTGGAGACCGACGGCCAGAACGGACAGCCTGTCATGCCTGAACGGCTTGAGTACGTATTCGATCCCCACTTCGTCATCCATTACTTGGCCATGCTCCCGCCACCCATGGTGAGTGGAGTGTTGACCTCGATAGTCGAGTTCGGGCTGATGGCGGGAGACGGACTGTGGGCCCGGCTCGCACCGGTCTCACTGGTGGACTCGATGCCGTCGAACTCGTACGGCTGCATCATCATGCCCTTCAGGGTCTCCCACTGGGTCGAGTTCTTCTCGGCGTGGCCCGGGAACATGCCAGAGGTCATGCCCTGGTCGTCGGAGAACTGGCCGTCAGGGCCAGAGGTGAAGCCGGTAGTGACACCACCGACGCCCGCAGATTCGTACGCCATTACGCTGCCTTCTTCCGTGTGTTAGCGGCAGGAGGTTCCTCGACCGCTTCAGGCTCACCGCAGCGACCGCAGCGGAGCTTGCCCAGTTGATCCTGAATGTACTGGTACAGCTCGCCGAGATGGCAAGAAGTACAGATGCCGCCGACATGGGTCGGCGTCTGGCTGAGGCTGGTCATACTCATCCGGCCGGTCCCCTACGGTTGATTGTTGCGGAAAGGTTGGGCTGCCCACTGGAAGACATTCCAGCAAGTAGTGACATCAGGTCAGCTCGTCCACCGGGTCCCTGGCCTGCTTGGCCAGGAGCGACACCTTGGGGAAGGCCACTCTGTTCAAATCCTGGAGGGAGACCGGGTTGCCCTGGTCCTCCTGCTCCTGGAGCCATACCAGGACCGCCAGCTGATCCAGGCTGACCTGGCGGAGCTCCTGGCGCTGGCTTGGGAGTGAAGGCTTCGAGTACCGCTTCATGCAGTGGCGTTCCCTTCTCCCTCAGTTTGATCACCTGCGCCGCCTCCTTGAGAAGCGTCGTCGGATCCTGACCCTGCGATGCCATGATGCCGATCTGCTGGAGATAAGCCATGAGGCCCTGCTTGATCGCATCAGTGATCTGTTCGTTGTCTATCTGGGTCTGCAGTTGCACGATGTCGATGTCCATCGGCAGCTGGCGCTGTACAAAGTCGCGAGAGACAAGCTGATCTCCGCGAAGCTGGAGCAGTGCAACGATCGCACGTGCCGGATCCTGGCCTGCTGCAAAGCCGTACGTGACATCAACTGTGTGTACTCCGTGGATGTCCTTGACCGGAGTGTAGGACTCTTCGAACGGTGTTCCATTCACCATCCCCCTGATCGTCTTCTGGACGTCAGGCCAGAGCTTCTCGTCCATGTCGAAGGCCATCTCGATGGCACAGCGGAGTGCCTCTGAGGCAACCTGCTGGCCAGTGGTGATGACCATGTTGAAGTTGCCCATGAGGGCCTGTACGCCCTTGCCGGTGATGATGCTGGCATCAATGGAGCCCGAGCGTGCCTCGTTGTAGCGCACACTCTTGTACAGCTCCTGCTCCAGCATCTCCTGTTCCTGAGTGGCAGCCTGTGGAACATCCAGCCCGACCCTGCGGATCTTGTCCGGGGAGTCAGTACGGATGATGGCATCGTCACCGAAGGTCATCTGCTGGACATCACGAGGCACCGCCAACGGTGCCCGGATCGTCTTCTCGGTCGCCTCCAGTCCGAGCAGGGCCATGCGGCCCTTGGCGAGCTGGACCCAGATGGCGTCGTCCCATGCACCACGGATCTCCTTGTCGAAGCCCGGACGGACCGCGATGGAGATGGTCACCTTGCCCATGGGGTTCGGCATGCTAGAGACGACCTGGTTGGAGTGGCCAGGCAGGAACATCACGATCTGGTCGGCATCCACATACTTGCAGATCTCGATCTCTCGGGAGGCCCACGTGTTGTCGTTGCTGTTGTTCGGACAGAGCACCCGCCTCAGGGCGGGGTGCTTGGCAACGAGGTGGACAGCCTCCTCGTACCAGACCTTGCTGTAGGAGACCAGCTTCCCGAACAGGTTCCACTGCGGGTAGATGCCGATCGGGTTCTCAACCCTGATGACAGGCATCTGGGACTCGAAGTCCGGCTCGACACAGTAGACGCCCATGCCGTACGACATGTAGGAGTCGCAGAACTCGACCTGCTTCCCCGAGGGGAGCTGGGAGCGCTGGACCCAGTAGTGTGCGATCTTGGTCCGCTTGGCAGAGAACTTCTTGGCTGCCTGGCTGGTGATCACACCAGAAGTGCAGTTGATGCTGGGCATGACACCCATGGTCTCGGAGATGTCCCGAGCGGTGGTGTCGATGAGGTTCGCCACGATTGGCTTGGGCCATGCGTCAGGCATGGCACCGGGCATGATGGTGTCCACATCCCCGGACCGGATGTCCCGGACATCCTTGTTCCGCTGATCGCGGGCCCTAGCGGCGAACCTCAGCTTCGTGACCAGGTCGGCGATTTCACTGTTGCTGAGTGCCATAGAGCCTCACCTCAGGTGGTGGGTACGGTGGGAGCCACTGCAGCCGGGGTGGGGGTGGCAACAGGCTTGAGGCCGTTGAAGAACTCGTGGATGGTATTGATGGACCACGCGTCCACGGCGGGGGCGTTCTCAGGGACGGTTCCCTTGAGTGCGTTGGCGAGCCAGAAGATCGTGTCTGCCACGATCACACCGCGCTCCTCCTGGATCGCCGCTACAGCGGCGGCCTTGACGTTCGCAAGGTCTTCGGCATTGAGGGGCAAGTCAATCTCCTGGGGATACTGGCCGAAGTCTGCAACCTCGGAATCGTCTACATCTGCTCCGCCACTGAGGACGGTACCGCCGTCCTGGCGGATGGTGGCATAGGGCGACCACTGGCCGTTCGACCATGCCGAGGTCTGCCACAGGTACTTGTACCCGGCAGCGTGCGCGCCCTCGATGACCTTGACGCCACCGTAGACTCCGACGTAGTCGACACCTATGACGGATGCCACTCCAGCGAAGTATTGCTCTGCCTGGGGCCACTCGGCATCGGTATCGACAGCGAAGTAGATCGGCATATCCTTTGGAAGGCCGACAGCCTTCTGCTGAGAATAGGCCTGGGAAGCGTCCTGGATGCCCTTGTCGCGGCCTTCCAGGGCCGCCCCGGCGGTATACTCCCAGACGGCCACGATAGCCAGTCCTGCGGCCGTATAGGCCGCTACCTCATCGGCCGTGAGGTTCTTCGTCGGGTCGTCGCTGAAGTATCGTGCAACCCACTTCGCCCCGGTGGCCTTGATGCCGTCCGTATCCGGACGCGCCCAGGCAATATCAATGCCCTTCATCGTGCTCCTTCTGGCATTCGAGCATCTCCTTCATGAGGGCCAGCTCCTTCTTCACCATGTCGTGTGTCTCCTTGGCCTGCTTGGTGACGGACCGGCCGGTAACGGCCGTACCCACCATGAGCAGCGGGAGGCTCCAGAGCTGCACAGTGTTGGACCAGTAGAGCAGCGTGACCATGAGACTGGGAAACAGTAGTGGCAGAAACCCGTACAGGAACAGCGCGTACGTGGTGTACATCGTGCCGAAGATGTCGGTGGCCTTGACGGCCACCCACTCATTGAACTTCCTCACTCGACACCCATCTTCTGCGCCAGCCTCTTGAGGAGTTCAAGAGTGCGCATGTCTACCTGGTAGTCCTCAGAGACGGTTGCACTCTGCGCAGCCTCGATGGCCGCGATCCTCTGGAGCATGTCGTCCATCTTCTTCGAGCTGCGGGCACCGGAGTAGGCCAACGCTGGCTGTGTGATCGCGGAGTACACCGTCAGCCAGTACAGAAGCAGGAAGCCATTGGCGTCGAGCTTCGGAAAGAAGAACTCGACAAGGACAACACCTACGGTGACTCCGAAGGTCTGCCACACTCCAGGACCTGATGTGAACCAGTCCTCGAACCAGGCGAGAGCTGCATCGCTCCACTTCTTCACGACCAGCCCCCGTTTCCCGATTGCATAGCCGCTTGGCTTGCATAATCCAGATCTACTGTCATGACCTTCTCCCTGTCCCGCTGGGACAGGTACCTGTTGGGGATGGTGAACTGGTTGTCGAGCTGGTCGCACAGTTCACGTGCCCTGATCTCCGCGAACCACAGTGCCATGACCAAGTCGGTCTTCGACTTGGTCTCAGGGAACCAGGTGGTGAGCTGCTCAACCAGGGCCTTGACGCCCTCGGAGCCGCCACGGTTCGGGAGCTTGATGAGGTTGCGGCCGGTCTCATGCCCGTCGAACAGCATCGACATGGAGGCAACACCGAAGTCCGTGTCCCACTTGTTCTTGCCAGTGAAGTGCTCCTTGAGGAGGCAGCCCCGCTGGGCCATGAACTTCCGCAGCTCACTCGACTGGGTCACCATCAGGTTCATGGCGTTCTTCTCGATACGCCACTCGTTGATCCTGTACTTGACTGTCAGCTCTTTGATCTTGTCGAAGATGTCGTCAGGCTTGCAGTGCGGCTTGGTCCAGCAGTCCAGCACCCAGCGCTCGCCGCTGTAGCGGTCGACCGCCATGACGATGCTGGCACTGTGGCCTGTCATCGCCGGGTCGAAACCCCCGATGACATATGTACCTTCCATGCCATGTGCACGATGGCCGGGTGCGCCACCAACCAGAGGGCCAGGCTGACGCATGCCGTTGACACAGCCAACCACTTTAGCAACCGGGAAGATCGCATCCTCGATCACCTGCTCCTGCATATAGACCATGGCCCAGTTCCGAGGGGACATCTTCGAGCGCTTCTTCTGAAGCGCCGGTCCATCCCACATCGGGTAGGTGCCGTCTGCCGCCTGCTCAACAAGCTTCTTGGCCTTCAGGGAGACCGGGGGCCTGTTGGTCCTGGGCCAGAGCGTGACCCATTCCTTGGCGTCGTCACTGAACTCCAGCACTGCGGGCTGAGTCAGGTAGGTCCAGGGGGAGGAGTCGTCGTCGCTGTAGTACTCGGGCTTCTGGATTTCCACGTACAGGTCAACAGGGGCCAGTCGGGTGCCGACCAGCAGCAGCTTCCCGCCAGGAACAGCGAGACGTGACATGATCTCGTTCTGGATCCAGTCGATCTGCTTCGCGAAGTCATGAGCGTTCCCCATGTCCACGCAGTCGTCCATGACGATGAGGTCGGCACGGGCACCGTAGATCTGGCCACGGATACCGACGGCCCGAACCGTCGGATCCTTCTCGCCCGAGTCACGGCTGTCGCCGGAGACGTAGATCTCACTGGCGGTCCAGGCGGAGCTGTTCGCATCGAATCCGCCCTCAGGGGCGAAGTCCATCTGCAGCTTCGAGTAGGACGAGTTGGTACCGGCAAGCCGGTCCTTGACCGCACGGAGGAAGCGCTTGGCCATCTCCTGGGTCTTCGACACGATAATGATGCGTACGTTGGGATCCTCGCAGATCCGGTACGTCACATAGTTGATCGTGACCGTCGTGGACTTGGCATGCTCAGGGGGAGTGTTGATAATGAGGACTTCAGGCTCACCAGGCGAGTACACCTGGGACTCATGGAGGTTCCTGGGTTCACGGTCCTCAAGGAGGTCGATCCACTGGAGGTGGTGGTTGAAGAGCTGGGTGTCCAAGTACTTCATGCAGAAGTCCTCGAACGAGGGCATGCCCTCAGCTCTTCCCTCCCCGGGATTCGTAGCGATCGCCTTGAGGCGATCCATGTCCTGCCGAAAGTTGGGATCAGTCCTACGCCAGTACTCATAGGTCTTGACGGACAGGCCGAGGTCCTCCATCGCCCTAGCGATGGGGATGCCCTTCTTCCTGTAACCGAGAACGATCTCCTTGTTCCTGGCTGCTCCCTCTCGGGAGCCCTTCCTGCCGATGTTCTTGCCGCCTACCTGTGCGACATTAGGAGAGTACTTGCCGTCCTTGGCGAGCGTATTTCTGTTCGCCATATGCGGCACATCTCTCTCATGTCGGCCGGTCCTGTCGGACCTCACTTCAAGGTAGGCAGCCCTCAGGGGCTGCTATCCGGGGGGATGATTCCCATGAGGAAGGGACTCTAGGGGAAAGCAGGAGGGAGCCCACAGGGGCTCCTGCATAGGGGACCCTGCTACAGGTGCTACATGGTACGGACCCTCAGGGGTCCGCTCCAGTGGTCTTCTGGAAGAAGACATACCCGTGGCTACTCAGTTGTAGTTAGCCACGCCCTAAGGGGCGTGGAGCTTGTGTCTCAGTGTGTCCCATTATTATAGAGGCGATATGATCATGGTCCTCAGATGGGGTTGCGAAAAGTGTGACCAACGTCACAGGATGAACTAGGACATACAGGGACAGAGGGGCCTATGGTTCGACCAGAGAATTGCAGTGGGAGATACGACTACGACTGCGACTCGGATTAAAAAACGTCCCGGTCTGTCCTGGTTTGCGCAGCGACTTGTGGATCATATGACTCATCACATTGTGTCATCGATCATCATCATTGAGTCATCATTGAGGATTGTTTGTCGTAGTTTGGATTGTTGTGTGTCGATGTCATCATATGTGTGATCATATGTACATGGTCAGCATGGTATGTGTGTGCATGTGCGACATATGTAGCGATGTGATGTCATGTGTGGCGATGTGCGGATGATGTGTGCGATATTGTTGAATGTTGAACGACTTATCGTCACATTGACGCGAACTGTCCTGGTTAGGGTTCTTTACCAGGATGACGCCCGTGTGCAACCACTACAGAACCGGACACACTGGACGACTTCGGTAACGGTTCGGTCACACGGTCTTGACATGGCGGACCACGTAGGCGAGTGTCAGCGGCACAACACGACACATGGAGGCACACGGTGCAGATCGATCTCACGAAGCCGCAGGTAGTGCGGCTCAACCGCAAGTGGAACGGCTATGAGATGGTCGTCATCCACACGCCGAACACCGGCGAGACGGTTGTCACGGCTGGCCCGGACATGCTGGGCATCCTGCTGATGACGACCCAGTGGTTCGACGACGACATCCTCACGGTCGCCGCAGCAGGCGAGATGGCGAACGCTGTCTCGTACGAGATCGTCGCGGCTGCACACGTCGAGGCGCTGGAGATGAACGAGGACATCGAGATGGTCGAGTCCTACGACAACTGCAAGCCCGACTGCTACTGGGCGAGCGACTGGGAGGACGGCTATGAGTCGGACCCGTACATCGTCCACGAGACTGTCTGCCCTAGCCACTGGAGTTCCAACCTGTGACCGGTACGACCCTCCAGAACACCAGCACGGCGGACCTGAAGGCCAGGCTGGCCGAGTTGCGAGAGGTTCACCGCCATGACCCCCATCAGCCGAAGCGGACTGCGGCGCTGACGGACATCCGGTACATCATCAAGGAGCTGATCAGGCGAGGAGAGTAGGGGAGGGCCGCTTCGGCGGCCTTTCCTCATGTCCATATGGTTGCAAATACCAACCGTCCGATTGGCCGGCCGAAATCCCGTTATCGTTCCGTGACATTGCCGTGATCAGTCCGTGCTGGAACACGAGGACTCATCCCCCTAGATTTGTGTCCAGCAGGAAAACGCAGCACGGGCAGTGAAGATCGGATTGAGATCCTCGAAAGAGAGTCTTGACACGGGAAGCACGGCAGTGCGAAGCTCTCCTCAGCACCAGCGGCTAGCCCAGTAGTACCGCGACCGATCACATCGGCCGGTCCGAACAGGCAAACCACGGTGCGAATCCCTGAAACTGGGGGATTGACAGACCGCAGGATCCAGCTGCTAAGCTGGCTACGCACCACAGAGCAAGCCGAGAAGCACTCGTCCGGACTGGCAACCGGCCGCAAAGCCTTCGATGGGTCGTTCTTTGAGAACTCAACATTGTGCCACTAGTGGTAAACGGCAGGGCTTGAGGCCCTGCAACTACTAGTCATCTCTTTCTTTCCCTAAATCAAGGGTTGGTGGCAGTCATGTCCACATGAGTGCCTGCCACCTTCCCAGACCGTTCGTATAGCGAACGGTGAACACAGGGAGAGAACATGAAGAAGATGCGGTACATCATGTACATCCACTACTCCATGGGTGGATTCGACCTCAAGCAGGCAGCAAGTCTGTCCGAGGTCCGACAGCTCCTCCGCAATGTACGCCGGAACAGTGGAGACGAGAATGTCTCAGCAAGCCTGTACCCGTGGAGCGAGGAAGACTGGTCCAGTGCACTCGAATACGCCACGATCGGGTGCCCGTTCGACTACCCGTGGAAGGTTGTGGAGTCCGGCAAGCGTGGTGGAGTGGTTATCAGCAACGCCTGAGCATTGAGGATTCGGGAATGGTTATAGGATGGTTCGATTCCATCCCCCGGAGCTGGACCGCGCAAGCGGTCCTTGAACACAGGGAGAGAGTTGATGGTTTCCATGAAACCATCGGCCGTCGCTTTTCAAAGAAAAGAGACCAGTATGAGCGAGAACGACATCGTTGTCACCAAGGAGAGCGCCATTGAGGCGCTCAAGGCTGCGGTGACAGAGAAGGGTTCGGACTACGTCTACGTCAACGGCGCAGGCGAGAGCCCGACAAGCCTGGAGGATTCTGTCCGGTGCAGCTATGTGCACTGGAGTGCATCCTCCGGCGTCCCCGGATGCATCGTCGGAAGCACCCTGCATCGTCTTGGTGTTCCACTTCGCGACTTCTCGGAGGCCGAGTACCACTCGGCCGAGGATCTTGAGAAGTACATCCCGAACCTCGTCTTCGAGGACGGCGTGGGTGAAATCCTTCAGGCTGCACAGACAAAGCAGGATGCGGGGAAGACCTGGGGCACGGCATACCGGGCCGCACTCAATGAGGCCGGATGGCTCCACGGTGACTCCCCTCACACCCCCGGAACGCTGCACGACTGCGTTGTCTGTGAGAACAACTGCTTCTGTGGCAACCTCGAAGCCGGGACCAAGTGCCTGTTCTGCAACTTGCAGGACGGCAACTTCGGGGAGGCCATGGCATGTGGCGAGTGAGCGCCCTAGGGCGCAATAATGGGCTGGAGTACGTCTACTTGGTGTCAGCTCCGGCTGACACTCACAGGATCGACGTAGTCGATGAGGCCTACTACACACATGGCAAGCTCCATGCTGCTGGCGTAGTAACCGACTGGCTCGGCCACGACTACACGGTCGAATGGACAGACGAACTGTGACCAACTAGAGCGCACGCCTCAGGGCGTGCGTTGTAGCGGCATCACAGTGCCGAACGCAGGACATAGGGAGAGAGATACTTATGGCAACCACGCTTACCCATGATGAGATCATTGCGCTTCGGTTGAAGCGCAACCGGATCATCAGTGATGCACGCTTCGGCGGCATCGAGCTGGGGGTTACCGACTTCTACCTGTCCGGTGGAAATCTGGTGATCGATGGCATGGATGCTGACGAGTGGCTTGCTGCCATGGGAATGGAGTAGTGGCATGGCTGAGCAGTACGTGCCGTTACCGGCACACCAACTACACCCAACGATGGTGATCCTCGTCTCCCCGGAGATGGGCAGGCACCGCAAGCCGACGGCCTTCGAGGGGAATGCTCACATGCTGATTGAGCGTGTGGATATCTCTGATCAGGGCTGGACGACCATCCACGGCCGTGAAGGCAGCATCACAGTCAACTCCATGCTGATGGTGAAGGTGAAGCATTGAAGGCGTACAGGGTGGTAATCACCTGTGACAGGTGCCACGAGGAGTACGAGCACGATGTCGACAAACAGACCATGAACATGAGCTGGACCACCATGTTCGGTGGCAGAGTCATGAGTGGTCGCAAGGGTGTCAATCTCTGCGGCCCCTGCACTACCAACTTTCAACGGTACTGGATGGGAGTGCAGTTTTGAACCGCTCCATGGTGACCCTTGCTGGCCATTCCAGGCAGCGTCGACGCACTGTCTACCTGAAGGACGGCGGTCGACCGGTCGCCTATGCCCAGAAGACCAGTCGTGGTGAGAAGTACGAATGGAAGCTTCTGGGCTTCAGTGAGGAGTGGCACGCCAATGCCACCTCATGGTCCAATGCCGTTGAGCGGATCCTGATCGAGTTGAACGGCGGACACAGGTGAGTGATGTTTGAGGTTGAGGCAGCGCTTCGGCGCTGCCGATACTCCAGATATCAGTCTGGAACAGTACAACCAGGGAGAGAGATCATGAACCGAGCCGGAATTCATCGAGTCCTCGCAGACATCCTGGAGGAGCAGGAGAAGGAGGGTCTTCCCAGCGGGTCTGGCTTCAACATCAGTACCTGGTTCAATCAGGCCCGCCTCCGCCTCCCCGCCGGACAGAGCAAGTTCACCCTTAAGGCTGGGGTGAGCCCGACCCTCTGCGGAACCACCATGTGTGTCGCTGGCTTCGCAGCCATCGAAGCTGGCTGGTCCGTGCAGATCAGGAAGATCAAGCAGACCTACAGCAGCCAGTCCTGGGACGCTTACGAGACCCAGTGGATCAGTCCCAGCACCCAGGAGCACAGGGAGCTCGACTTCTGGACGGTCGGGGCCGAGTACCTCGGGCTTGAGCGCTATCAGGCGTTCATCATCTTCTACGGCACCTTCGACGGTGGTTGCCAGTCTGTCCGGATCCTGGAGCGCTTGGCCGTCGGCGACATGCCGACCGTCGAAGAGTGGAAGGAGTACGCCCGGATCGCCGGAAAGCTCGACAGTAGCATGCTGTACGAGGAGTGCAACGCCCCCTGGGGGAGGTCCGAGTACGACCGCCCCCGGTGCCACTGTGGTTGCGAGGACTGACAGTGAGTGATGTTTGAGGTTGAGACAGCCCTTCAGGGCTGTCGATACTCCAGATATCAGTCTGATACTGGAAACAAGGGAGAGAGATTATGAGCGTCAACATGGAAGAGCTCCGCGCCAAGATCGAGGCTGAGATCACGGAGAAGGTCCGTGCCGAGGCCAAGGCTGAAGCGCTGAAGGAGTTCGTGTCCAACGCCGAGAAGCTTGTGACGATCGCACAGATCGCCAAGGAGGTCGGCTCCATCGAGCAGACCGTCAAGGGCATCATCACTGGTGCCAACGTGCAGTCCGTGATGAAGGTGGGCCGGTCCGAGTTCTACCACCGTGAGGAGATCGTCAAGGCCTACGCCAGCAAGCATGCCAACCTGCTCAAGTTCCTGGGTATCGTGCACGAGGCTGGTGCCGAGTGAAGCGCAGCAAGCCCGTTCCGGTCACGATGTACGGATGGATGTCGGCTGACAACATCTCCATTGCCACGGCTGAGGTCGACAGGGCCATGAGTGATGTTGTGTGCGACTCGGACGCCGACGTCAACGACTACCGTGACTACATGTACAAGGTCACAGTCACCATTGAGGAACTCTAAGGACGAAACGCTGCCATTGGGCAGCGTCCACTGGTGAATCCAGTGCTGATGAGTCCAGACAGGCTCGACAGGGGAGAGATACTATGCTTCACCTCGACTTGGCAACAGCCAAGCGTCTCGTCAATGAGGCAGTTGCGGAGAAGGGCGAGGACTACGTCTACCCCTTCAATGCCTGCGTCTACGCCGTTGAGGCGGACACCATGTACGGCTACGTCGACGATGACGGCTCCTTCCAAGGTGACGCTGTCACCACTGAGGCCTGCCCGGCATGCATTGTCGGCGTCGCCCTGCACAAGGGCGGAGTTCCGCTGGAGTGGCTGCTGGCTAACGCCTACAACGGTGCTGCCCCTGACATCCTCCGCTATGGCAATGCCTGTGGTCTCCTGACCTTCGATAAGGGCGTCGCAGAGTGGCTCCGCATCGTACAGGGTGAGCAGGACTCGGGAACCACCTGGGGTCGGGCCGTAGAGATGGCCGACTTGACCATGAAATACGAAGATGCCGATCCCGGCATCTGAGCGCAAGGCGGTCCTGGCTGTGTTCTCCGATCCTGACTACGATATGTGGCTGGAGGAGGATGCGGCCGACCGCATCATTGAGGCGATCGACGCCGTCCGTGAGACAGCCAAGCGCTTCGTGATGGTGGCCAACCTCAAGTATGCCGGTGATGCCGACTTCCACCTGTGGGCGTGTGGTCCGTTCAACACGGAACTGCAGGCCCAGCGGATGGGCGAGAGGTTCGCATCGGATCCTGCTACAGGTAAAGGACACGCCCGATGGCGTGTCGTCCCGATCCTGTCGCCGACAGCCAAGGCTGCGGCACATGCGTGGGAAGCCAGCAGTTCCAAGACTCACCCCTGCTGCTCCCTGCATCACGGATGGCTCAAGGACGAGATAGGCAAGTGGACGTGGCTGCGCCCCGAAGGGGACGTGGACCACTGGAGAAAAGGTGGATGGTAGGTGTTCGGAAGACTCAAGGGTGACTGCTTCAACTGTGGTCACCCTCGTGAAAAGCACACGGGATCCAAGATCCTTGGTGGTGGCCAGCGGTGCACCGAGTCGCGGTGCCCGTGCGTGTTCTATCGGGAGAAGGAGAAGAAGTGAGTCTCACAATGGCCGACCTCAAGGTCGGCATGGTTATCCGAAAAGGTTCGAATGGCGAAGTCCGAACCGTCACTGCCGTCGGTCGCAGCAAGTACCTGTACATCAAGAGCGACGCCACCGACGGGTATGAGCAGATCGGCTATTCGCCCTATCTCAAGGACTGCACCGAGGTGAAGCCGTTCTTCGAGCTGGGCAAGACGTACCAGTTCAATGGTTACAACGGTACAATCTGGACCGTTCTGGCCATCCACGAGAGTGGGCTGGAGAAGGCGGCGTTCGTCGTCAGCCCGAAGGGTAGCCACGCAACCCTCTATTCCGCCAGCCTCGAGACGATGATCGAGGTAGACGAGTGATCTTCCTGATATTCGAGGTCATCATCTTCGTCCTCGTCGCTACCTTCTGGTTCCTGCTGTACTCACGGGAGAAGCACCGCGACTCCCAGTGGAACGCTGAGAACGATGTAGAGCGCGAGCAGTACTTCCACCGGAACCACCAGGTGTAACAGTTGGGCAGGGTCTTTCGACCCTGTCCCTCTGCTATTCCTCGTTGTCCACTCCCCATTCGAAACCCTTTCCGTAAACCCAGTAGATCATGTACTGGAGCTTTCCATCGGAAAGGGTGAATACGGGAATCCTGTTCTCGCCGAACTGGGCGTCCTTGACGACCATCACCAGACCTTCGGCCTCCATTCCCCTGCTCAGGGCGAGCAGAACCTTGGTTGCGTGGGCATCGAACTTGTCCCGTGCGGCCCTACGGGCTGCGGCTACCTCATTGGCGCGCTCAAGTGCCGCGAGCCTGTTCCGTTCAACTGTCCTGTTGTGGAGTTCCTGCCTCTTGTTTCGAGCTGCACGGATCCTCTGGCGGATCGCATTGGCCTTCTGGAGTTCCTCCAGTTCATCGGGCCAGAACGGTACGTGGTCAGCCTTCATAGTGGTTGCTCAATTCTGCTCGCCATGCTGCATTGGAGCGGACGCTTCGGCGTCCGTAACTGTCGGCAGGCTCCATGTCCTTGCCCTCGTTGAGGATCTTGGACAGGGCCTTGATGGAGCGGGTAATGGCTGGTGCAACACTCTGGATCTGGATCTCAAGCATGTCGGCAATCTCTTTATCCGGCATGCCCACCTTGAACTTGCCAATGATGATGTTGTAGTTGCGCTCATCGAGCTTCTCGACAGCATTCTTGGCATCGATCAGCATGGTGAGACGATCGCCTGTGGCTTCGATCTTCTGAGCCCCCGGCTGACCATCCCCTACTGATTGGAAAGACTGCCAGTCCTCGTAGGAGAACACATCCTTGAGGAGTTCTCGAAGGGTCTTGACACTGTAGTATGCGAGGTCTTCAGGGGAGTAGCCGACTGCATCAGCCTTCGCCTTGAAGGCGAAGGTCATTGCCTTCTGCTTGATCACAAAGGCTAGAGTCTTCTCGCCTCCCTCCTCAGCCGCATACCGCTTGACAGTGTCCTGGTTCTCAATAGCCCAGACCCAGCATTCGGACGTGACGTCGTCAGCAGAGACATATCCGGGGAAGGAGTTGGCGACGTTGCGTGCGATGCCTTCGAGCACCACCTTGATATCCTCGTAGAGCATGGTCACTTGCGATCCTCCTTGATGTCACTGACGATCATCCATATGACTGCTGCTGCGCCAGCAAGCATCATCAGGCAGACGCAGAGTACGAACACGGCAAACAGCCAGTCCATCAGTACTCCTTCCCCTGCCATGAGAAGTGACCGCTTGGTGCGGTCACCAGCCTGGGGTGCACGCTGTCCCCGTAGACTTCCAGCATTCCGAACCCCTGGCACCACTTGGTGTAGCCGTCGGCCACATAGCCGACCTGGTTCACGTCCATGGCGTGCCCCACGTTCATCCCGAAGAAGTGCCTGGCGTTCTCGCCAGTGCCCACGGTGTTGGTGACGAGGACTGGAGTGTGGGTATGTCCAGTGATCAGGCTGGTTCCGTACTCCTGGATGCGGGCGAGTTCGTACTTGCCAGGGATGGAGCTGTAGGCCTTCTCATGGCCGTGTGCCACGGTCACACCAGGTGCCACCAGGAAGGGCTTCCGCTCATACTCGATGCCGATCTCTGCCATGTTCAGCTGGTACGGCAGGGTGTTGGAGTCGAGCCCGCTTGCGGCGGGCGCATAGGTCCGCATGTACTTCTCGAAGCGGAGGTCATGGTTGCCTTCCTTGACCCTGAGCCGCGCTTGAGGCGCGGCATCCCTGAAAGTGCGGAGGAGTTCCTGTGCGGTGTGCATGGAACGCTGGAGCGTTCCCGCGTACTCACCGGCAAGGTTCTTGGTCCACTGGCTCACCTCAGGGAGGTCGATCAGGTCTCCGACCTGGACGATAGTGTCAGGCTTCCAAACCCTGACCACCCTGAGCAGCCTCTTGACGTACGCTGTGTCCTGATACGGAACCTGAAGGTCCGGCAGAATCATGATCTTCTGTGTCATGCTCCCATTGTAGCACAGGTTGTAGCAGTGACTGCATATGCCAGCCCCCTGAGGGGCTGTTACCAAATCGTTACCCCGATTGTACGGATACCCAGTGGACAGGTTCCCAGGAGTCTCGGTAAACTGCTCTTGTAGCAAGGAGATAAATGGGAGTCGGACCGCCCTAGCGGGCCGCTGAGTAACTCGATGGTTTAAGGACAGGTGTGTCCTGCGGAGCCTAAGGGCTCCGTCACTAGATGTAACAAGTTGTTACTATATGAGGCAGCCTAAGGGCTGCCCTATTTGTCCGAATTTCGATTCACATGTGGCAGCCCTTAGGGGCTGCTACTTTTGGTTAGCAGCAGTTACCCAGTGGAGTATGTCCTTTTCAGTGGGACAACTCCTCCCCCGGATAAAGCAGCGGAGCTGCTGATGAATGTGAGGCTTGACAGGCTTATGACACATATAGTGAGTGACACTTGGATCAAGAAGGCACTCTGTGCAGGTGCGGATCCCATCCTGTGGAGCCCCCCTGAGGGGCGTCCCCTGGACCCAGACATCCAAGCCGATCTCGAACTGGCTCAGATGATCTGCAGCATGTGCCCAGTGCAGGCGGAGTGCTACGACAGTGCCGACAGGGAGGCTCGGAAGGTCACCATGCGGGGCGGAGTCTGGCCCACCTCCTTCAGCGTGGGACGCCCGCGTGTCGCCCCCATCAGGGGCGAGGGCACCTGCTCCAAGGGGCACGACAAGTCAGTCACCGGGATCATGAAGCGCCCCGACCGGAGCAGCTGCTACATCTGCTACACGGAGCAGCTTGAGGTCGACCTGGCCACGCGGCGGGCCAGAAGGCACGCAGCAAGGGTCCTGGACGCCCGTCTCCAGCGCTACGAGGCGGCCCAGGTACAATGTGACCAGGGGCACGACATCAGCGGCCCTGAGGGCCGTACGGCCCATGGCATCTGCCGACTGTGCAAGAAGGACCTGCAGAACGAACAGAGTGCCGTGAGGTGGCAGCGCCGTAGCGCTGCCCAGCGTGAGACAAAGCTTGCTACAATAGGTGGATGATACCGACCCATCTCAGCTATAGCTCGCTGTCCAAGTGGCAGCGGTGCAATAAGTCGTACCAGCTTGAGAAGATCATCGAAGCTCCGGAGAAGCCTGCTGTATACTTCGCCGGTGGGAGTGCTGTTCACATGGCGACCGAGGACCACGATCGTGGAGATCGTGTGATGAAGTCATGGGAGGAGTACTTCTATCCAGAGGTAGCCCGTAGAATGGAAGACTACGGGGGAATCCACTGGGACGTGAAGAACTGGCTGACCGGTGGTTCATCCTCTAATCCTGAATCTCCCCAGGGCTGGATGACCATCGGCCCCCAGTGCATCGAGAACTGGATCGAGTTCACCAGGAAGGACTTCGTTATCAGCCCCAATGGAATCGAACTCGACGTGACTACCACACTGCCCGGCTGTCCTATTCCCATCAAGGGCTTCATCGACAGGGTGGGTGAGCATGTGAATGAGTCCTTCGGGAGGATGATCCTTGACATCAAGTCCGGAAAGAACAAGCCGAAGGATCCTCTTCAGCTCAGGATCTACCATGCGTTGATGCTTGAGAAGTTCGGGCATGCGCCCACCAAGGGCGCTTACTTCATGGCACGGGAAGGCCGGATCATCGGCAAGCCTGTCGAGTTCACTGACGACCGCGAGGAGATCGGTGAGATGTTCGGCCAGGTATACCGTGAGATGGTGGCTGCCGAAGCAGCCAGCGAGTACCCTGCCAGTGTTGAGTTCAATTGCAAGTGGTGCACTCAGCAGGACAACTGCTTGAGCTACACCGGCATGACCAGGCAGGCCAAGCATTTCGATCCACTCTACAGGGAAGGGAAGCCCGCATTCTGATGGGTTACCACACTGAAGGATTCCGCATCTCGGTCACGATGAGCCGTCACAATGATGAGCGCGACAGTCAGGACGACAAGATGTGGTCCGACTTCAAGGAAGACGTCGAGCAGCTCATCAAGGAGTACCAGCGAGCAGGATTGAAGGTGCACGGGTGACATACGAGGAGTTCGGACGCCTCAAGCGTTCGTTCATTGACGCATATGCCGAGGCGACCCAGGGCGGCTATGACTTCGCCGAAGTGAAGATGCTTGAGCTCCTCAGCAGGGCTAGGGGCATGGTCTACGATGACCTTGAAATGATGCTGGAAACCAATGGGATCTGCTGGATCCACAAGGGGGTTGAAGGACGTGCCTTTCGAAGCTGAGTTGCGGCTGCCAGCACGGCAGCAGTACGCCTACATCAACATCACCGTCAAGGGTGAGACGATCGAGGAGTTCAACAAGAACCTCGGTGAGATCAACGCCGACGTGGCAGCAGCCCTGAAGGCCGCTCATGACCAGGCCACGGCTATCGTCATGGCGAAGCCGAACTTGCCGCCATCGGTAAGTGGCATGTCGCTGGCCGAGATCCTCCCGCCACCTAACGCGGTGCACGACGTGCGGTCGGCCGAAGAGCTGATCATCACCGAGCTCGACGGCAAGGTCATCGACGTAGAAGAGAAGCCGTGGGAGCGCCCAGCCCCCGCCGTGGTAGACTTCTTCTAGTCCGATGGCGTTCCGCCGGATGGATCCAGAGCACAGAGAAGAAATGATGGCAGCCCTTGAGGCTGCCTACTACGAGAAGGTAGTGGAAAGTATGAGCGACCAGTCCAGCATCTTCGGTGACAGCGGCCCCAAGCTTCCGAGTGCGAAGCTGAAGGACGACGGAGACATCGTCCAGGGCGTTGTCACTCGAGTGGGCACCGTCCAGCAGAAGGAGTTCATCAAGGGGAAGCCGGGGGCCGGGCAGAAGCTGTTCTGGGTGCCGGGTGAGGACCGGCCCCGTCCGGTCACCCAGGCCGATGCTCCGATGCTGAGCACGGGCCTCATCAAGCCGGTGATGCAGTTGGTCATCGACGTGAACGAGCAGCAGACCGTGTGGGCAGCCAACAGGCTGCTCAAGAAGATCGTCTCGACGGTCAAGGCTGCTGGTGGCAGCGAGGTTGAGGTTGGTGCCAAGATCGGGATCCGTGTCAGTCGGGTGAACAGTGAGACCGAGTACGACGTCAAGTACGTCCGGCCGGAAGGTGCCTGATCATGTGCCGCCTCTGCGATATGTCTCCGGACTTCAAGTCCAGCGTCGATGAGTCCTACCGCCGCGATGCTGAGGACCGCACAACCTATGTCGACCCCGAGACGGATGACCGTCTCGACAGTGAGAACCAGTTCAAGGTGACCGGCACCGCCCCGTCAGGCAAGGTCGTCGACATTCTGACTGTCAACTTCAAGTTCGACGAGTCCATCACTGTGCCCGAGCAGGCCGAGGTCATCGATGCCGTATCGAAGGCTGCCTATGTGGCCCTGTCCCGAGTGATGGATCGTGGCTAGCGCGGAGACGATAGGTCAGCGAGAGCTTCTCACCAACGTCTTCGATGCCCTCGGGATCAAGTGGAGTCTGTGGACTGTCGGCCAGGTGGCCGACTATCCGGCTGGAATGGAGCGGGTCGCCGTCTACAATACCTCGGGCAGCAATTTCGAAGAGGAACTCCTCGTCTTCGAGTTCGACGAGAACGGCAAGTTCAAAGACCTTTGGTAGCATCTAGCAGGATTGTGGCGGGGCTTTCGAGCCCCGCCCTTTCTGGAGGGAACCATGTCAGGTAACACGGATCCTGAGACATTCAAGAATGCCCTTGGGTTCATGGGGGTTGAGTATGGAATGGAGCCCGACAAGTACTCTGACCTGTTCGATGACTACTACAGTCCCATGACCCAGGTCTACACGGTCAACATTGGAGGCCGTGACATCATCGAGATCCCTGGCATCACTCCTGCATATGTGGAGTACATCGGATTCGCGGTGCAAGGGGTGTTCAACAAGTTCATCGCCGAGTCCTTCAAGGCGTGGCTCGACGAGAAGGGAATCGATTTCCTCTGAAAACGTTGCGTAGGTCTGTCGGCCGGGGGTTGAGTTCGGGCGAGCCGCTCCCGTCCCCTTGGCCAGTCTTCGAAGCAAGCCGCGCCCTAGTGCGGCGTGGTGCACTGACCATGATTGCTGGACCGCCGGGATCCATGAAGACCATCCTGACCCTGAACATGGTGGACAAGATGAACGTCCCCACCCTGTACTTCTCGTCAGACTCTGACGACTTCACCATGGCCAGTCGGGTACTGGCCATGAAGACAGGTGAGCCGACTGAAACGACAGAGCAGTGGACCAAGACCAACGTTTCCAATGCCCAAAGGGTACTTGAGACTTTCGATCACGTTCGCTGGTCCTTCCACAGTGCGCCTACACTCGATCACATGGAGCTGGAGGCCGATGCGTATGCAGAGATCAACGGTGAATATCCTCCACTAGTGGTCATCGACATCATGATGGATGTCGACTACGAGGGTGCCGGTGAGCAGAACTACTGGGCACTCATGAACGAGCTGAAGGTCATGGCCCGCAAGTGGATGTCCGCCATCCTCATCGTTCACCACACCAGTGAAGGCGTGAAGGGTGAGCCCTGCCCACCCCGGAGCAGCATTATGGGGAAGGCCAACCAGCTCCCAGCCCTCATCATCACCTTGAACGGTGACTCGATCAACGAGTCACTGGACGTGGCGATCGTGAAGAACCGGTTCGGCCAGCAGGACCCGACGGGCAGGACCTTCTTTCCCATGAAGGCACTGGCATCCATCTGCAAGATCAGGGAGGCGGAGCACCCCGCCTCGGTCAACATGAAAGAAATGGAATGGGACATAGCGTAATCGACCTGTCCTTGGACCAGCCCCCTGAGGGCTGGAACCTGGATCAGTTCAACAAGCACATTGAACGGTTGGTGGCCATGTACCGTGGCTGCTACCTCTCGATGAACCTCACCCAGATGACGCTGGCCAACAGGATCCATGAGCGCATCTGGATCTTCCGTGATGAGCGCATCAAGCGCTTCCCGCTCGACCCTGACAACTGGCTCCTACTCGAAGGATGTTTCTGACATGACCGAGAACGTCAAGTGCCCGAAGTGCGGATCCCCGAACGCTGAGAAGGTCTGGGTCAAGCTCCAGCACCGCCTGATTGGCGTCAAGTGGCTGCCCACCCGTCCCGCTACCAAGGGGTGGGGCATCTGGTGCGGTCGCTGTGACACCCACACCGAGCTTCCCGACGGATACCAGACGGTGAAGAGTGTCTCCTGAACAGGTACAGCAGGCGCGTGACTCCATCGACCGCATCAAGCGGGAGCGCGCCGAGCACATCAACGGCAACTGCAAGTGCAAGAACTCCGGTGCCTGCCACCTCAAGCAGGCCGACTTCACCAACGCGATCCACAACATCCTGAAGAGGATCACCCATGAGTGAAGAGAACTGGAAGGAAGTCAAGAAGGAGATCGCACTTCACGACAAGAAGAAGTGCGGCTGCCGGAATGACGACGAGTGCAGCCAGAAGCGAGCCGATCTGGCCCGGTTCATGGAGAACGCCTACTACCTGAAGAAGAAGCTGGACGAGAGGTGGGGCAGTTGAGCAAGCAGAAGGCTAGGGGTACCGCCGCTGAGACGGCCGTCGTTAACTACCTGCACTCAGTTGGTTTCGAATCGGCTGAGCGTCGGACCCTGTCGGGAGCCAACGACAAGGGCGACATCAACCTGAGTGAGCACTTGGTTATCGAGGTCAAGGATCACCAGCGAATGGAGCTTGCTGGTTGGTTGGATGAAGCTAACCGAGAGGCAACCAACGCTAACGCTCCGTACGGAGTCGTCTGGCACAAGCGCGCCCGTAAGGGCAGTCCGGCCGACTGGTACGTCACGATGGACGGAGCCAACTTCGTGAAGCTCTGGAAGGATCTGATGGATCTGGTGGAGGTACTGGAACGAAGTGCGCAGTTGGCTAAGATGGTAGTCGGTCAGTGACGGAGGGTTAAGCATGATAGTCGTAAACGTTGATGTGGTTGTAGACAGGGCCTCGGTCAGGCTGACCCTGCTGGACAAGGCGGAAGAGCTATACCTGAAGTACAGGAAGACAGAAAGCGACGCCGACTACGATGAGTTCGCCGACTTCATCACCGATGATGTGGCCAGCGAGCTGGACTTCTACATCGACAGGGTGACGGAAGCGTGAAGACCATCACGTTCGACATCAGTCTTGGCAATCCGCATGAGTACGAGTGCCAGATGACTGACGAGCAGTACACCCGCTGGGTAGCTGCTGACTATCCGGACGAGTGGCTGATCGAGAAGATCGATGCTGACTTCAGGGTCGGCTCGTTCACCGTCGAGGATGCATGAGCCGAACAGGGTCTGACGACCCGCTGTTCCCGATCGGTCCCATCCTGGAATATTACGGGATGGTTGCGGTAGCCGAAGGGCTCGGGTGGAAGTCGGTCAAGTGTCCGTTCCACCCGGACTCGGACGCCTCTGCGTCCGTCAACACCACACTGCAGTTGTTCGTCTGCCACTCCTGTGGAATGCGTGGACGGGCAGAGCACCTGATAGCAAAGCATGAAGGGGTGACACATGGAGATGCTCTCGACCGAGCAGAGGCAATTCTTCGCGACAGCGACTGCCCAGTACAGGACTCACCTCGGGCAAGCACTCGCCTATCTCGAAGGTCGGGGTATCGATCGGGCAACCGCAGAGCGCGCCGACCTGGGGGTCGTCGTGGATCCGCCAGCTGAGCACAAGTACATGACTGGCAGGCTCGCCATCCCGTACGTGACGGACAAGGGCCCAGTCAATATGTCGTTCCGGTGCCTGAAGGACCACGATTGCAAGAGCATCCCGGAGCACAGCAAGTACATGCAGTCCAAGGGACTGGAGTCCAACCTCTACGGAGTGACCTCGTACAGGCGTGCAGGAGACTTCCTGTGCCTCTGCGAGGGGGAGCTTGACACTATCGTACTCAAGATGTGCGGGATGCCTGCTATGGGCGTCTCAGGGGCCACCAAGTGGAAGCCCCATTGGTCCTCCATCATGCAGGACTTCAGTCGGATCTACGTGTTCTCGGACGGCGACAGCGCCGGACGTGACTTCGCCAACCTGGTGCTGTCAAACTGTGATGTGGCGATTGACGTACCGATGCCAGCAGGGGAAGATGTGAACAGCATCTACCTTCAGCGCGGCAGGCAGTACCTACTGGACAGGATTGAAGAATGAATGACGTGTGGCTTGTGTGGAATGACTGGGCGGAAGAGTACGACAGCCCAATGAGCAGTGACCTCATTGAGGTCTTCGCCGACCGCAAGAAGGCGATGGCATGGCTCGATGAGTATGTCACTTCCCACGATGGGAAGTGGAGTAACAACCACTCCGTGTTCTACTCGACCTCCGTTGGCATGGTCCTGGATAAGTTCTATGTAGCATCTCACGCACTGAAGGAGTAGGAGAGCATGAACGTGTTCCTGGTATGGAATGACTACTCAGACACGACCGGCTTCGGTGGTGTCGATCTCATCCGCATCTTCCAGGATGAGGAGAAGGCAGTCGACTGGCTCGACAAGCACGTCACTGGCCTCAAGGGCCAGTGGACAGACAACCACTCGGTCTTCAATGCCACAACCTATGGCATGGACCTGGACCAGTTCTACATAGAGAAGCGAGAGGTGGAGTAGCATGACCAAGTTCCCGCAGGATGAGAAGGTGAAGACATGGTCCGACGATTACCTGACGCGGGTATGGGACAAGGTCCTTGCCATGCGCAGCATGGGTAAGCACGTCGATCCTGACTACGTGGACGTTCTCCGTGATGAGATGAAGAAGCGAGGTCTCATCCGATGAACATCCTCAAGAAGGCAGACCGCAAGCTCATCACGTTCAGGCGCAACCTCCGAGGCATGGACAGCAGCACCATCAACATGCTGCTGGACGACTACTACGACTCTCCTGGTGAGACCTTCACTGCGGACGAGTACAAGATCCTGCTTGCCGAGGCACGGTTCAGGCGGCTGATCTAGTGGCAGGACCTGGAATCCTCAGGGTAAAGTTCTTCCTGACCAACAGTCGAGTGGCAACAGCAAGCTACCAGAACGGGACTGAGCTGCAGCTCAGGCAGCAGCTCTTCACCAATGTCACCATTCCGACCGACATCGGTCCGGTACTGGTGAAGGAGATCCTGAACTACCAGATCGTGAACGTGGACGGAGGCAACACGTGACACCGTACGGCCCAGAGTCCGGAGTGTTCGATGCGCCGGAGTATCCTGAACAGCTTGAGTTCGACCTGAATCCGCAGGAGTTCGCCGCCCATGCGGCGGCGTACGGAGAGCCAACAGGGGAGCTGACCCAGGAGACCGGTTGGATCACCTGGGATGAGATCGGTAGGCAGTTCGGCCTGACCAAGGAGGACTTCAACCAGGACGAAGAGACCATGAGCAAGGCGGCGGACGAGTGAGCAGCGAGAGGGGTTGCACGCTGCACGCCGATGGATGTAAGTGCTACGCAATGTGGGGCATCATCTGGCTCGTTCAGTCCGAGAGTCAGCGCCGTGATGCTCACGGCTGGGCAACCTACAGCACCCTCAAGGTTGCCGAGCGAGCCCGAGGCGAGGACAGAGTGTCCATCACCTTGTTCCATGACGGAACCTGGAAGCATGGACTGCACGAAGTGAAGTAGTAGAAATACAAATGAAGCCCCATCCCAGGAGTAGTGGGATGGGGCTTCATTGTTCTGTGGATCAGTAAGCGGTCAGCGTGAACCAGTTGGTACCGTCGGTGATGAACTGCTTCGCGTGGGCAGCACCGGTAGCCAGGGTGGTGTTCGCACCACCGTCAATGGTACCGGTCGCCGGGGTGATAGTGACAGTCTGAGCGGAGGCGTCCTTGTAGACAGTATAGGGACGGCCGGGCTGGACAGTCGCAGCACTCGGCAGGGTAACCGCAGTGGCACCAGTCAGAGCCGCCAGAAGCAGGACGTAGTCGTTCTGGGTGAGGACGTTGGTAGTCGCTGCGCTGGTGCGCAGCGTTTCGGAAGTGTTGTCAAGACCCGACATGGGTCACTCCTTTACTTTGAGCCAGGCATCTACCTTGGCATCAACGGTGGGGATCTGCATGATCCGTGTGATTGTCCCCGCGACTGCGAGGATTGCCGCGCTGACACCGGCAGTCGTACTGACTCCCAGCTTGGCCGCGAGTTCTGGCACAACAGGTGCCAGGCCGATCAGGGTCGCTAGTACGGAACGGGCAACCTTCGCCCAGGTTGTTTTCAATTCGCTTCACCAAGCACCAATCGGGATGAGACGGTCGACCTCCTGTGCAACCGAGAGGTTGATTGTACCAGTGATTGTCATACCGAACAGCAGTTGCAGGCCACGAATGGCCTGCCTTGTGGGCTCATCCATCCTGCCCGTCTCCTCGCAGTGCAGTACCCGCTGCACGTGCCTGACGGCATCGATGTCGAACTCCCTGGTCGGAGACTGGATGATCTCCTTCTTGAACCACGGGCAGTCCGTACTCATACACCCACCTTCTCTGCGATCCTGGTGACGATGGCCTTGACTTCCGCGACCTCGGACCTCTGAGTGACCATGTCCTTGAGGACTTCAAGCTGCAGTTCCATGCGTGCTATCTGCTCGGCCTGTCCATTGTTCTGGTTCTCCAGGAAGTCAACCTTGGACTGCAGTAGCTGGTTGATGCTGGCGTGTCCTTGCAGGGCTTGAGCCCTGCCAGCGATGATGCCTCCGACCAGCGAAGCGACAGCTGCCACGACCAGGATGACATACCCTGTGATGTTCTCGAACATGTCAATCCACCTGCTGTCCGACGGTAGCCGGGATCGGTGGGACGTCGTCAGCGACGGTCCTCATATTGATCTTCAAGTAGCCACCGTAGTTCTCCTGGTTCGGTCCAGGCGGAGCCATCATCACGAACTGGTAGGTGTCGATCACCACTGATGTCGACACATTGTTGATGAGGTCCTGGAAGTTGACAGTGTCACCGCGCTGGCACATCAGGCGTATCTGATTGAGAGTATCCAGTGCGTACAGGTCACCGCCTATGCGGTTCCCGGCCTTGTCCTGCTGGTTGTTGAAGCAGAGGAACCACTTGCTCAAGGTCCTCTGCTTGGTCTCACCGGGAAGCGCCTTGATCTGCCAGCCGTTCATGCTGGCACCCTGCGAAGGTGCAGTGGTGGAGGCGAACAGGTAGAACTTCAGCTGGATGTAGTCCTGCTGCCCGTACGGATACGTGATCGATACGTCGGTGACTTCCGGGGAGATGGCATTGGTGTAGGTGATGTACGGTGTCTCACCGCCACCAGCATCCAGCACTGATACCGACAGGGATCCCTCGAGTGGAGGAGTCCTGATCGAGAAGTACTTGAACAGCTTTGGTGCGAGGGTATTGAACCGGCACCGGCCGGTCTGAAGGTATCCCTCACTGACCAGGTTGGTGGCATGCTCGACCCACAGTGTGCCCTGGATTACATTGCTGGGGATCAGGCTCGTGTAGAGCACTCGCCCAGACTGCGTGACTGCCACATCCCAGACCGGTTCAGCCGTCCCGCTATTGTACGTCCACCTGGTCCAGGCGTTCGTAGTGAAGCCGGTGACGTTGTCAGTATTGACAGTCCCGAGGTCGATGGCAAAGGTGCCCCAGGCGCCGTCGTGCTGTGGGAGGTAGCTGTACGTTCCGATCACAGCAACGGTGCCGTAGAAGGCGATACCCTTGCAGCCGTTGGTCTGCCCGACCTTCTTCGGGAAGTTGAAGTTCAGCGGGCTGTAGGACAGTCCGGTGGCAGACACACTCGCGACACGGGCCCCCTGGTCGGTTGCCAGGATCAGGTAGGTACCGACATAGAAGGCTATGTCGTTGATCTGCTCCCCTGCAGGGAGCACTGCTATCTGCTCAAGGCCGTTGATCAGGGTGACCGGAGTGGTGGCGTAGGTCGTCTTGTAGACATACCCGCAGTACCCGTCGTTGGCTGAGACATAGACAGCGTCAGGCCCCTCGGTCATCGAGGTGATGACCTGCCCCTGCGGTGCGACAGCAACCGGGGTGGGAAGGGCAGTGCGGGATCCGGTGGTGTTGAGCTGGTACAGGTTGTTCCCGGAGGACAGCAGGAGCTGTCCCTTGGCGAACTTGATGACCTTCGTATTGTGCAGGCCGTCACCGGCATAGATGTTCGTGGTGATACCGGCTTCAGTGCATGACCATACTCCGTCGTCACCAGTGGCGAACTGGTCCTGGTACACGAAGATCTCGTTGCCACCCTGCGCTCCACCACCGAGGTACGCTATTCCCCCGGTAATCCCGAAGTCGTGGCCTGTCTCTGTCGGCAGGACGGCGGTGCCGTTCAAGGTGATGTCCGCGACCCCTACGGTCGCGTTGTAGATCGAGTGTCCTCGTGCGATGAAGACATTGTCTCCACCGGTAGAGCTGTTGAAAGTCTGGAGGAATGCGTTGTACGAGAATCCCTGGTCGAGACCAGTTGGCAGTACTGCTGAAGGATTCGCCTGCCTTAGCAGGCTGATCTGGCTGTAGTCAGTGAAAGGGTCGATACCCAGTGAAGTCTCATACCTGGTGTTCTTCGTGATCAGGTATGTATCCTGGGTGTCGGGGTCCTGGTAGACGATCCCAGCTCCACCGTTGAACTCTGACTGGGACCGAAGCCACCACTGGTTGAGCGAGTACTCGCCAGGGTCCTTGTAGCTGTCGAACTGCTGCTTGCGCTGGTCCACTGGGGATTCGACGTCAGGCTTCTGGTCGTCGGTAGCGGACAGCAGGGGCACTCCTCCGAGTGCCCAGTCAAAGATGTTGCTTTGCAACTGGTAGTTGCCTGAGGACAGACCGACCCGACCAGATATCTTCTGAGGGATTCGGTTGACCATGGAGTAAAAGCCCATGCCGCCCCCTCAGACGATTCGGGTTGCCCTGATGTACGATCCCTGCATGACGGTGGTAGCAGTGGCGTTGCTGGTGTTCTGTGCCCAGTAGAAGGTGAGTGACCCGAATGCCGATACGACCACGGTTCCGTTGACTCGCATACCGATGAGCGACGGAGTACCGAATGTGCCCGACGTCAGGGTCGTACCGACCGCTGCGGATACGACAGCAGGCTGCAGGGTGGATCCTGCAACAGCAGGAGCAAGGAGCTGCAACAGGCTGTTGGTCAGAGTGCCAGTGAACTGGAACTGGTACTTGATGTCCGAGGATCCGTTGGCACCGTTGTAGAAGATGATCCCGTCAATGGCATACGTGCCTGGCACTCCGAGTGGAATCGTCAGGAACGTGTCAGCGGTCAGCGTGGTGTTGCTGGTCCGGGTGGTGTTGGAAGTGGAGTAGCCCACCCAGTTGCCGTTAATGGGACCGTTGTTGATGATCCCACCACTGGGCAGGATGCCGAACAGCTGGGTCGAGTTGACTTCGAACGAGGCAAGGTTGGCAGACTGCCCAGTCGGAGCATTGACGGTCAGCGGTACTGCAGTAGTGGTGCTGTTGGTGACTGCGACGCCACCAGTGTTCTGTACGGCAAACGCCAGGTTGCCACTGGGTGCATAGAAGTCGGCCACATCGGTGGCCGAACCTGTGGGTGCCGTGACGGTGAGCGGAGTCGTGACAGTGTTCAGTGCCTTCACAAGGGTGTTGCCCTCGGCCTGAACGCCGAAAGCAAGGTTGCCGTTGTTGCGCAGGGCCAGAAGGAACTGTGCGGCAGTCGGGGCAGTGGGGTTGATCGAGACCAGGTCGACGTTGGTTGCCGTGTCAACCGGTGAGATCACCACATCGCCGACAGGGTTGACTGCGATCAGACCAGTACTGGCAGCGTTCTCGACATAGATCAGGTCTGCAGTCTGGCCGGTCAATCCTTGTACCGTCAGGGTTGTGGCACCCACGCCACTCGAAGGACCGATGACCATATTCGGGATCGGACCGTTGATGACAGGGTCGACAAGGGTCTTGTTGGTCAGTGTCTGCACATCGGTCGTACCGACCACATCGGAGATACTGACGATACCGTGTACGCCGTTGTCAGTATTGACATGGGTGTCATACTCGGTGAAGTCACGGGCACTGGAGACGTGCCTGACGTTCGCACCCAGGGCATGCGCGGCAGCGGATGTGGAGTCGACAGCCCGAGTCACATTGACGTTGAGGCCAGCAGCCGAAGTGACATCGCACAGCTCTTCCAGGCTGGTGCCGTAGTCGAGTGCGATCGTGTACGGGTAGTTGATCGGGTATCCGGTGAGGCTTTGCAGTGGAATGGTGGTCTGAGTATTGGAGATCCCCGAGGTCAGAGTAGTCGGCTCTGCCACCGAAGAGAAGTATCGGCTCTGGCCCATGTAAATCCTTAGGAAGAGAAGGTCTGGTATTCGGGATAGAGCCGACGGATGTAGTCCTGCTCTTCCTGGAGCCGCCTGTAGTACAGGTTCCAGAAGTAGTTCGCCGCATTGGTGGCCGACCCTGCGGGGACCAGCGGTCCACGCTCAGTGGATTCCACTGCCTTCTGCTGCAAACGGGCAGGCTCATAGCCTGCCAGCACGCGGGCAGCAGTGCCGTACACGACACAGTCAGAGGACCGCTCGAAGAAGCCGGTAGTGGCAGCGTACTCGTCAGTCATGTTGACCAGGGTATTCGGAGGCTGGACTGTGACGACATGCACTGCCCGTCCGGGGACGATGAAGTCCATGATCTGCAGGGTCTTGCCGGTCACCGAAGCATTGTTGCCATCGGATGTGGTGCTGGCCTGGGGATTGAATCGCCAGGTCTGAGACGGGAACCACACACGGGAAGGGCCGATGGTGTCAGCCGTCACACGGTAGACCTGGTCGGTCGTGGCAGGAAGGTCGAACTCATACCGAGCTGCCACCTTCGGGAAGTCGTACTGCGCGAAGACCGGCAGACTCGGGTACATCGCCACGATTGTGTTGTTGATCTCACGCTGGATGGCACTGCGGGGAAAGTCGGGGTCAGCTGTGACAAGTGCATTGACACTGTGGGTTGTCGCGGTTGTACCGAAGATGCCACGACCATTGGTTCCAGCGGCGACGGTCACAAGACCGTTGCCTACATTGTAGTTGCTGACATACATCAGCTCATTATCGATCTCGTTCACGCCACGTGAGATCGATGTGACAGTGGAAGGGTCGACAGTGAAGGTCGTGTCCGTGGCTGCCATCGGAGCCGTCAGCCAAGAGAACTGGTCCTGGTTCTTGGTGTAACCCATGAGGAGCTGCTTGACCGCATCAGTCAGTCCCTCATATGTGATGGTAGTCACGGATCACCTGTCCTAGTAGCTACCGGATGCGGCGGCGCATACGCCGCTTGCCCCATTGAAGTTGAGCTTGAGAGTCGCAGCCTCCGAGGCTGCGGATATCACCGTGACCGGCACGACCACTGAGTTGCTGTTGGACGTGCCCAGCAGGCTCAGGAGATTGATGGCCGGAGCGGCAACGGCCACCTGAGCCATGACATCGCCAGGCGAGTAGAAGGCGAGTCCGCCTTCGACCGTGACAGACGGGTAGTTGACCGAGGCCGAACCGCCAGTGAGGCCGTTCTGTGCGGCCGACAGGGTGATGGTCCCCTGGAAGAACGCCTCGCCAGCCGGGATAGTGAGAACGGTTCCACCGTCAGTAGTGGAGCTGCCAGCGATGTACGTTCCCATTAGGCAATCCTCGTCGCAGTGATGGTCGCCATGTACTCAGTGCCGCCAGTTGCATTGTTCACGGCAGTGACAGTCATGGCTGTGGCACCAGTGGTGAAGTAGACCTGTCCGACGTAGCACCAGCCGTTACCGGCGTTGGTGGGGATTGTCAGGCGAGTGGTCTGACCGTTGGCAGTGAAGGCCATGTTGCCCTCATCGGCTGCGGCATTGCCCGACAGGTTGCCCCAGATGTTGACGAGGTACAGTCCGTTTCCTAAGGATCCGGAAGCGATGGTGCAGATAGTCGTACCGGCCGTAGGGGCCGATACCGGGGCGGAGTTAGTGGAGAGCGACTGTGCTAAGAACGGGGTCGTCACCTGAGTGGCAGGGAAGTTGGAGACGGAGACGGATCCACCAGCACCACTGCCGATGTTGGTTCCGTCAGGATTGACGGCACGTACGATCATGCCTGGGGACTGTGTCATACGCTGATACTCTCAATCACGTTCTCGGAATCGAAAGCCTTGCCGGTCCGCTGGGAGATCTCCATGGCATCCGACACCTTCTGCATGGTGGTGCCGGAAGGATTGACGCCCTGGCGCTTCGCATCACGGTAGGCATCCAGCTCAGCATCCCAGGCCTTAGCGGCCTGGAGGTTGGCGATAGGCGCGACCTGAAGTCGCGCAGCCCTGGCACACTCGCCCCAGGTGGAGTGATCCTTGGTCGAGCATCCACTACGGCACATCATGCCTCGCAATCGAAGCATTCGCCCACATCACCATCTGGTCCAGGCTGTTGACTGCCATGGTCAGCTCTTGCGACGGAGGACAGATATTGCCCAGTAGCACGGCCAGAAGCCGTGCCCGGTTACGGATCTCCTCATATAGCGGGATCTGGTCCGGGGTGGGTGCATGATAGGTGAATCGGTCGGCGATCCTGAGATGGTCAGTCAAGGTCACTCCACTTGAAACCCTCGCCGGTGTCGACATCCTTAGCTTCAACCACATCGAAGGAGTCACACCGACAGTCGGAGGCGTGATAGGTACCCTGCGGAATGAAGAGACAGGTGTCCGGGTCAATAACGATCTCAGTCATTGTCGCCTACCGAATTGGTAGCGTAGATTCCCTGGCGCTTCGGGTCGTGCTGGGATCCGAGCACAGCCTCACAGTGCATGTCGATGACACGCTGCAGGCCGGTCTCGAGGATGCCCTTCTCGTTGTACTGGATCAGAGTCGTATTGCCACCAGGACCGTTGCCGTAGCAGCACATGCAACCACAGTCAGGACCACAGCTGCAATTGCCAGGCGTGCAACCGCACGCCGGAGATGTCGGAGTCTTCGCGACATCGATGATCTGATTCGGGGCATCGTACATCCCACGCTCGTAGCCCATGGCATTGCCGTTGGAGAGTGCCATCACTTGCCCTTCTTCCCGCTTGCCTTCTTCTTGCCAGCAGCAGCCATCTTGGACATCTTGGCATTGCCGTACTTAGCTCGACCGGCAGCCGCAGCAATCGCAGCTCCCTTCTCTCCACCCCCGGCAGCCTTGGCTACGGCCGCGAAACGGCCGCCCTGACCGAGCGGTGCATTCTTGTTGGGCTTAGCCATTGAGTCTTCCCAGCCTTTCATACTTCTCTTCAGTGGAATGACCATCCCACTGCACGCCAGGAACGACGGCTAGGTGGCCAAAGAGGTCTAGGTCATCTGGACTGATGTGCCAGGAAAGCTGACCTTCTGGAGTCTGCACATACAGCACCGGCCAGTCGGGTTCGCTTGGATCCGAATAGCTCAGCCTCGAAGGGTAGACCTTCGACAGGAATGATGTAAGGTGTGCTCGCTCGCGGTAGATGTCCATCACGTAACCAATGTGAAGTTGGCCGAAGTGATTGCACCACTAGAGCCAGCTATGAGTTGTGCCATGTCAGTGGAAGACACGATGTAGTTATATCCGCCCTGGTAGTACCTGAGTCCATTGGGCTGGATGACGGTCGGGGCTCCAGGCCCCGTACCTGTGTAGTTCAGTACATCTGTGTAGGATTCGTACCGGCCGATCTCGAACACATTCGGAGAGACTTCAAGGACGCTCTCAGCCCTGTTCATCCTGTACCGCTCCATGAGCGGGTTCCAGGCGAAAGGGGCCTCCGACACAGTCGGAGTAGCAAAGTAGTACTCGGACATCGGAGGCCCCAATCACTTGGTTATCAGGTGGTGTTCTGGATCGAGCTGGTGGTCTGCTCGATGATCAGAGACTGCGGACGGTAGAGCGACCAACCCGCAACGCCGTACCAGCCGAGAGGCTGGAACCGGGTCAGCTTGTCAACGACCGGGCCACGGATGGTGTGGAACTCTTCAGCAACCGCCTCGGCCAGGGCCTGCTGGCCCATGAGGTAGGTGTTGAAGACTCGGGTCGGAGTGGTGCCAGTGTTCAGGGTGTTGAGGCATCGAGGGGTCTCGATGTACGCAGCACCTTCGTACTCGCCGATCTCGCCAGCCCAGATGTTGTCAGCAGAGCTGTACGACATCGGAATACGCCAACCGTTGTTACCGGTCTCGGACCGCAGGTCAAGAGAGACCTCCGGGTGCATGTACCGGGTGTAGAGCGTCCCCTTGTTCGGGTGGACGAACTGGCTGCGGAGCTTCGCGACACCCATGCGGGCAATGTCGGAACCGTAGATGTCGAACGGCTGAACGCCGTTGACAGTGCCAGTGTTGTACAACGGCGCAGCAAGCGCCGCGAACGAGGCGGAACCGTTACGCCGGATGGTCTGGGTGCCACCAGCGAGGACGTTCTGAACGATCAGGTCGACAGAGTCGACAAGGTTCCACGCAACCTGGTTGACGAGACCAGCGGTCACGTCAGTGAAGCTGAAAAGGTCCAGCTTGTTGGACACCAGGATGGCGTTGCCGTACTCGTTCAGAGTGACGGACACAGTGGTGGGCTGACCGGCCGCGACAGCGTCCGGGTCCACCAGTTCATTCAGGGGAGTGATCTGCTGCGCCAGGTCGGCGTACAGCTCGAAGACCACACTGGAACCGGGCATAGCCTGCTGCACGGGGCGCTTGTCCGCTGCCTGACGGAACATGGGCTGAGCACGCAGTGCGAACTCAAGAGCCCTGTCGTAGGTAGTCTGGACAAGGTTGCTCATTGCAGCGGTGCCGGTAAAGGCGTTCGCCGTAAGATCAGATCCTTATGGAGGGAGCGCTAAGGCGCTCGATTAACGGAGATTCTGGAATTGGGCGATCAGCTCCTGGACATTGGTTGCCTGGTTGATCCCGCGCTGCACGTCTTCGATACCGGTTGACTGCCGTCCTTCGCTACCAGCCTGAGAAAGCTGCTGGTACTGGAGCTGCTGTTCCTGTGTAAGGATTGGTGCCGAGGGGACGACCGGCTCACCGGTGCCCTGCTGGTTCTGCTCGCCCTGGATTCCGAAGGCAGACTTGATGTCAGTGACCCAAGACTTGATAGCCTCCGGGTCGGCATCACCCTTGTACAGCGAAGCCGCTGCCTTGGGGACGCCTAGTTCGTCAAGCACAGAAGAAACCGTGGTCTGCTTGAGCTGGCCCTGCACGTCTGCAAGTGCCTTTTGAAGTTCCTGGTTCTGCTTCTGGACGTTCTCAGCCCAACTACGAAGGCCGTTGTTGGTGTTTCCTTCGAACGGGTTGGTGTCGTCGTTGCCGAACATATCAGTCATGTGACTGTGCTCCCAGTTTCTGTTTCAGTTAATCGAACGCCGATTGTGAACCCTGGGGAGAATTCACTAAAGCTCGTTCTACCGGTCTATGATACGTAGAAAAGGGCCGGTCGATCTATCTACGAGTAGCGGGAGTGGGAATCGAACCCACACATTGGCCCAGACTCTAGGCCTGGCGTCTCTTCCATTTGGACTATCCCGCGAGTCTTGTTACGCCAGCTGCCCGCCTCCATGGCGGGCCAGACCCTGTGCAGCGCCACCGGACACACCGGAGACATTGGCCCTCGCCCATGAGGCGAGGCGGCTCTGGAGCTGGGCAGAGTTGATATCATTCCCAGTACCAGCCGTACCGGCACCGGGCTGGAACACTGCCTGCTCTTCATTGCCGTACGTGTAGTTCTGACCGAACTGCTGGCCTAGCTGCTGGAACGTGTTGAACTCCTGGGAGATCTGACTGTATCCCTGGGCTGCCTGAGCCTGGGTGAATCCGGCCTGCGCCAGCTGGGTGGCATATCCCTGGTCGAAGGTCAGTCCCCGCTGGAGTGCCTCGCTGCCGATGGCAGCGGTATTGGCCTGCTGCTGGAGGATAGGGAGAGCCTTGGTCGGATCCAGGAAGTAGGCAGTCATATCTCCCTGGCTCAGTCCCATCTGGTTGAGTGCTGCCGTATAGCTTGGCGACGCCGTAAGCGTCGCTTGACTGGCCAGCTGGACTCGGGACTGCAGTTCACTGGCTGACATGTTGTTGCCGATGAACTGGGTGAAGTCGGACGGACTGTCGTAGAATCCTGCGGGCAGTCCAGCTGCCCTCTCCACTGCTTGGTAGCTCTGCTCGGCAGAGAGGTAGTCGGCCGGGGAGAGAACGGAGAGTCCGTTCTGCTGCCTGATGGCATTGCCTGCGAACCTCTGCTGGTACTCAGGAGTCTGCTGGAGTAGGACTGTGATCGTGTCGGATCCGTAGCCCTGCTGTACATAGCTCAGAATGGTCGGTGCCAGGCTCGCCAGGCCGTAGCTGGTGAATAGTGCCAGCAGGCTTGTGTAGGCGTCCCTGTTGGCCCCTGTGAGGTCCGTGGCGGCGGCACTGGAGGAAGACGTGGAAGGCGCTGGCGTAGTCATCAGAAGGCCTTCCCGAAGTCCTGTAGCACCTGGTGCGCTACGGTGTAGAGACTGTCACGTGCATTGTTGGTCTGCATCCATCTGGGATCGGACCTGAGGTCGTTCTCGAACGACCACAAGGGCTGGCCCGGAGCGCCGGGCGTGCCCGTAGCCGTCAGTGCCTTCTGGATGGTGGGATCGAATGCACTGATCGAGCTGGGATTCAGCTCAAGGATCGTACCCATCTGCTGAATGTACGGACTGGCCAGGTCCTGCACTGTCTGTCCGCCGTTGATCTGCTGGGCGAACTGGCTGTACTTGGATACAGCAAGCTGCTTCAAGGCAGCTTGCACATCGGTGAAGGTGCTGGTTCCCTGCTCGATTCCACGGATCATGTTCTGGTACCAGGGATTCGAGGCAGTCACACCCATCGAGTAGGCGTACTGCAGTGCGTTGTTGTACTGCGTCTCTGCATCCCCGGACATCCGTCCACCCGTCAGGGTGACGTACTGGCCAGCGAAGTACTGGGCCTGCTGGTCCGACCAGCCCTTGGCCGCGATGTTGTACGACAGTGTCGACAGGATCGACTTCATCTGTGCGGCCGGGACGTTCACACCAGTACTGGCCAGCAACTGCTGAGCCTTGACATTCGCTGCGGCCATCTGCTGGTTGGCTTCTGCTGGATCCGTGGCAGCCAGCGTGATGAACTTGCGCTCTGCGGCATCGTGAGTCTTCCACCAGTTGGTAGTCATCAGCGTTGCCTGGAACTTGTCGTTGCTCCACTGGCCGGTGACAGCCTCGTTGAAGATTGTCTTCAGCTCAGGGTTGGCATTCAGGAATGCACTGGTGAATCCGTATGTCTCAGCCAGAGTGGCGGGATCCATACTCGCTGGAGTAGACGTAGAATCACCACTTCCGGCATTGTCGGTGCTACTCGTATCGGTTACCGGCTGGTTGGCATTTGATAGAATCGTATTCGCATAGTTAATGCCAGCGGAAACATTCCCGGGACCAGCATTGTATGCCGCGAGTGCTCTCTGGACATTGCCGCTCTCCTGATGAAGGAGGCTCCCCATGAAGGCAGTGTAGGCGGCAAAGGCATCCGCCACATTGTATGGAGAGCCCTTACCGTACTCGGCGAACGTTCCAGGCATGAATTGTGCAATGCCTTCACCCCCGTCTGGGGCCGTGGCATTAGGGTTGAAGCCGGATTCCATGTTGATCTGCGCTGCGACAATCGAAGCGGAGATTCCCAGCGCGGCAGCAGCATTGTTCACATAGCTCTGATACTCAGCTGGGACATTTGTCACGTTGCCACACCCATATTCTGCAGTACCTGATGGCCGACAGCCAGAAGGCTGTCACGGGCATTGCTGGTCTGCTGCCACTGCGGAGACTGTCTGACCATGTTCTCGAAGTCGGACTGTGTCATACCGTTCGGCTGGCCTTGTGCGTTCGTGCCGTTCAGCGCCTGCCGGATC